GAACCCATAGTTAAATTACCAGCACCTCCTACAAAAGTATTATATCCAACAGTAGTAACCGTCCCATTATCTCCATAATTAAAGTTATGCATAAAAGGAGTTGCACCTTTATAAATAATACCATTTAAATCAGCGTTAGTAGTATTAGTAAGAGTTAAATCACTACTTAAATCTAAACTTGTTCCAGTAGCAACTCCTATCTCTGGAGTAACTAAAGTTGGGCTTGTATCAACTACAAATTTTGTGCCAGTTCCTGTTTGTGAAGCAATAGATGTAGCATTACCCACAGAAGTTATTACTCCAGTTAGATTAGCATTAGTAGTTACATTTCCAGCAGTAAAACTAGCCCCTGTTCCAGTTATATTAGTTCCAATTAGTGTCGTTGGAGTTCCCAAATCTGGTGTTGTTAAAGTCAATCCAGCTAAAGTTAATGCTGATGAAGCTCTATTTATCGCCACACCAGTTGTTCCTATATACATTGTTTGGTTAGCTTCTGCTTTTTCATTAAAAGTATCCCAATCAGTATCAGTCAAATAACCACTAAGAGCAGTAGTAGCTGCTTGTGTTGCTATTGCATGTTGTGCTGATGTTAAATGGTAGTATTCTGCACTTGTTCCTCCTTGTAAGCCTGTTGTATTATTATGGCTTACAGTTGAGCCTAATTCTACCCAAGAAGTTCCATTAAATGTAAAATTAGTATCTTCTGTTTTGTTCCAACAAGTATCAGCTTCTTCAACTATTTCAAAATCCCAAGTAGCACCATTATATTCTGCAAAGTTATCATCTTCTCCTGCGAAAGCTCCTGACCCTGTTCCAACTATATATCTATCTCCTGTTGTTGGACTTTCTGGAGGAGCGTCTGTAAAGTCTATTACTGCTTCTTTCCAGTGTAATCCCTCAAAAAGACTAAGAACTTGGTCCCATCTAGGTGTGTCTGAGTTATCAACAGCATTAGTGTTCAACGTAATCTGGTTAAATGATGGCGTAGATGTCTCTGTTATATCTTGAATGGTATTTAATTGGTCAGACGTAATCTTTAAGTTATCAGTATTGTGTCCTAAAGAAGCAACAAAATCTGTAATAGATAAAGGTAAAGAAGCTGTGACATCTCCAGTGTTAGTACCACTTAAGTTATCAGCCTCTATATCCTCTGCAACAACAACACCAGTTGATGTTACAGTTATTGCAGTGGTATCGTTAACGTCTATTACTCCACCACTTGGTAAATTTATAACAGTTCCTAATGACGGCAAAGTTAATACTTCGTTTGTTTGAATTTGAAACATATAATATCCAGGATCAGTTATCCATTGTGAAAATAAAAATTTATAATATGTTCCTGTTACCGTGCTGCGTATTACAGTCTCATCCCCAACAAGGTCAGGTAGCGCTTGTGTGCCGTAAGCAGTAACCCAGTCGCTTGTGTATGTTCTAGATTCTATATTAGATAAGTCAGTCCATCCACCGCCACCCATGTACTCTGTATTAAATTCAACATTATCTACTGTACCATCATAAGACGCTTGGTAAGGATAGTTGTATAAACCTGTTCCACCATCAGCTAATCCTAACATTATGGAACCGAATGCTATAGGTGCTAAATTATCGCCCCCATCCGAATGTCCAGCATAATTAGTAGCAGTAGAACCGAATGAAATGGATATAGAAGCTCCGTTTAATTCCACACCTAAATCAAATATAGGCACCCCATTAATTATAGTCTGAGGAGTTGTCTGGTCTAATAACATGTATGGGTCTAAGTCTTGATCGCCAGTGTTAGTACCACTAGTATTAGCTAGTCTAGTTATGGCTGTATCATCAGTAAACCTATTTGTGGCTGTGTCAGTAATGTCGTCAGTAGTGTCTACTGACTTATAGAATACATCAGATAAGTCTTGGTCTCCTGTGTTAGTACCGGATAGGTTAGCTCCTGTTACATCACCACCACCTGTTATGTCACCACCAGAAATTAAGTTCTCTGCCTCTACATCACCAAATACTTTAACTATGCCAGTGTCTATATCAACCGTTTTAGTTCCAGCTACACTAATAACTCCACCGTTTGTAAAGTTTATTGCATCTCCTGAAGACGGTGTTGTCTCTATTTCATAGGCTGTAGCTTTATATGTTCCTGCTGCAGTAGAGCCCCATGCTGTAAACTCTAATTTATAATAAGTACCCGTGCTAATAACACGGATTATAGTTTCATCACCTACTATATTACCAGCTATATCATCATCATACGCTGTGTCCAAATTAGTAGTATATGTTCTAAGAGCTATGTCAGTTAGGTCATCCCAACCTCCACCCATAGTTTCAGTATTAACCTCACATCCAGATAGAATACCAGGAGTAGACCCAGCATTAAGGTTTATCCAATATTCTGACCCTGCATCACGCCATATTGTTACGTTACCATCTAGATTGAGTCTATCAGAATCACCGTATATTGCGTCTCCTAGTTCAATAGCTATGTCAGCTACATCTATAACTACTTCTCCACCAGCATACATAGCGTAGTTATTAGTTCCTACAGTTTGTGCGGCTAGATATAATCCATAAACATTTGTTGTAGTACCACCAACGTTGGTAACATCTGCTACTTTAATACCATAATAGTTTGTGATATCACCAGAAGTTGTGTTTAATGCGTTATCAACATACACTCCATAAGCTGAAGCTACTAAAGAAGTTGGAGTAATTACAGTATGGTCATAAATACCACCTGGAAAATCACTGCTAAAAGCACCGCCTATATCAATTTGTGCATAAGATGAGTCAGCGACAGGTTTGCCTTGAGAATTATATGTAAACCCACCTATGCTAAGGCCATCTTGAAACACTACTGTATCAGTTGCTGATAAAGTAACAGCTGATATGTTAGTACTTGACACTATAAAAGGGCTAGTAAAAGTACCAGTAACGATAACATCGTCACCATCTGTAGATGGTGTCAGTGTTGTCCCTGTCCTAGTCCAGTACTCCGCTCCTGCAGGTCCTTGTATCCCTCTATTTATCTCGAGTATCCTACTCTGACTACTAGTGCATATGTCTAATAAGTTTGCTGATGTAGTTACTGTTAGTATCATAGTGTAACCCCTTCCTGAACATTAAATGAACCGCGTATATAAATATCGTTTAGACTACTGGATACCAGAATTAAATCGTACACTCCACTAGTGAACTCATAAGCTAAACTAGTAACAGCTGGAAACTTTAATGTAACATCCCAAAAATCGTCTACTTCTAATATAGTTATTCTATCGTTCTCAGTAGTTAAACTATCCAACTCCGTACCATCTATTCTATTTCTAACTTGCATCTTAGCAGTGTATCCAGATAGATCTACAACTGAACCATCGTCTTCCTTAGGCGTGATTGTAATATCGTTAAAATCAGAGTTTTGTTTTATTGTTATATTATATTCTGGTGTCATTATACTTTCCTTTCTATTAATTTGCTTCCTGTTTTAGGACTCCATAGCAATATTTTGTTATCAGTTACCGCGCTTCTCTTTGGATGGTCTTCCCATCCCATTACATCTAAGTGTACCCAGTTTATGTCAGTTTCTAAACATCTAACATAGCAAAACTTATTTATGTTATCTAAAATATATTTACGTACATCAGAGGGTTCAATTCTTTTTCCAGCCCTATATGCATCAAAATCTATGGCCATCCCCAAATAGTGTGCTCCACCCTTGGCTCCTGTGCCACTTCGCTTACTCCTGTATCCTCTTTGACTAAACAAAGGGCTTCCTGTTGATTTAAAGCTCCAAGTGTTAGCGATAATGGTCCAACCAGTCTCTCTTTTAAGATTATCTAAGGTCATAATGAGTCTTATGTCCAGAAGTTTCCACGCCTCTTTGCCTAGTAAGGAATAAGTTTCCTTGTCTACTAGCTCTTTAATTCCGAAACCATTTGGCGTAAATCTATTTCCGTACATCTGTTACTCCTATTTCTTCTTCAATAATAAAAACAATATATCATCTAACTTCTTTTCTATCCTCACAAACCTTCCACATGTTTCCTCTATGTGGGCACGATAGTCCTCATAAGCTACTTTAGTATCGATTGTAATATGGTTTATCCTTACTTGTTCCATAGTACCATTTAAATTACTCCATAAAACTCCACATGCAAATATAACCCCTACTAAAAATATAACGTTCTTAACCCAATCCGTGCTTACAAAGTTCTTTACTTTCTCAGACATCTTTTATCCTCCTCTATATTGTAAACAACAAATTCGAATTAATTACCTGCAGCGTTCCGCTTTCAGTAAACGTATGTATTGTTTCGTGGGGTGCCACCAATTTTTTCGGTGTCCATGTATAATCCTCTGACATTGTTATCTTAATCCCATAGCAACTATCTTGTGTATTCCATGCGTCATTACTTTGCCACCCACTACCATAATAGACATCATAAATTTGAGCGTTTGTAGCTATAGCTCCTATCTCATCTTTAATCTCTCCTAGTGTGTAAGAAACACCTACTGGTAATCCGATTTCATTATCACCAGTAACCAAACTAAACGAACCTCCCAAGTACTGAGTACAAGGAATCTGATAAGAACCGGACTTATTAGACTGAATCCAATACCCATCACCAGCACTAAACGTATGCGTATCTACATTAGTAGTAACATACGCCTGAGTTGTTGGGTTCCAATACTGCATAGCAGTTACTGGTGCCCCAAAAATTCCATCCCACATTGTTCCTATTTCACTACCTGTCATGGTAGTTCCATTAATAGTGTTTACAAACAACCACCCATTTAAAGCATGCAAAGTTGTTGTTTTTGTTTCTGTCTGTTCCGTTCCCTCATTAGTTGTTATTGTTCCACCAATTACTTTGTATCCACCAGTAACATATCTTATTATAACTATACCAGACCCGCCTTTTCCACCATCTCCACTAGTAGAAGCAAATACATAGTATCCACCTCCTCCGGCTCCAGCTCCTGTGTTGTCATCACCGTCTCCTCCATCAACATAAGAAACGTTATTATATCCACCGTTTCCACCGATACTTGATCCACCGTTTCCTCTAGTTGTATCTATTCCTGCACCAGCTCCTCCTCCAGCAGCATACCTTTTTGGAGTACCAGAGATAGCATTAAGTTTTCCAGGTCCACCACTACCAGCATAGTAAATACCACCATCTTCTACAAAGTCTTCTCCTACTCCATCGGATGCTCCTCCTCCGCCTGCGCCCTCATGAACTGTAGCTCCAGGAATGTATCCGCCACCTGTTCCTCCATCGTTTCCTTGATCAGCCACAGCTTCCCCTGGGTTACCAATATATGATGGAGCTCCTCCACCAGATGCTCCGTCTCCTCCGTCTTCACCCCATGAACCACCAAAGCCACCCCCTTTAGAAGTTATTGTATTAAAAACTGAATCTTCACCGTTTTCAGCTGCACCCGCAGAAGTAGCACCTTCTCCACCGTCTCCTACAGTTACATCATATACGCCTACTGCTAAATCCATATCAGTATCAGTTTCGTAGCCACCAGCAGCTCCACCACCACCTACCCTGTGTCCGCCTCCTCCAGCTGCTGCTACTACTAATACTTCACAATTTAACATTTAGATTTCCTCTGCAAAGGCTACGCAGCCCCATTTACTTGTATCATCATTATATATAAATCCTATAGTCATAAGCTTACCCGCTGTTGTTGTAGTGGGTAGCGGAACTCCCGCAGATTCCCAATTAGTAGTACCCCAAGTTATCGCTCTTAAAGTACCGTTATCTTTTATCCTTATCGTTAACCTATCAAAATCAGAAGCAGTACCAGAATAACCAGAATCCATACTAGTTATAGCTGTAGCTAAAGCTGTTATGGTTACTGAATTATATAGCTCTACATCTATTGTAGGTGTAGCACTGGAAGTTATTGTTAATACTGTTGGTGGATATATTATCCCTGTCTTTTCTAAATAATTCTTAACGTACGCAGCTATACTACTACCACTAGCCCCTAATGAGGAGTTACCTAATATAGGTGCTTTTGTTGCCCCACCCGATACTTTATCTTCTAATAGTATCTCAGCACCAGTTAAGGTGTTGTCCGGATCAGATGCTCTTATTTCACTTAGTGTTGCCATTCTATCTCCTCCTTACGTAGATACGCTACTAGTCATTGTCCAAGCATAAGTACCTGTACTAACCTTCAAAAGCGTAGCGTTCTCGTATACATTATCAATTACAAAAACTCCTGTAGCTAATGCCCATTTAATATTGTTGCCTGTAGCACCAGTACTATTATGTATATTAACTGTAGCTCCTGTTGATGACTTAATAATTATACTCTGTCCTATACAACCTCCTGTAAAACCATACAGAGTAGTTGTAGCTGTACTATTTATTACGTACATGTTTCCTGTTCTTGTAATACCGTTTAATGCTGCTATGCCTGAAGTTGATAGTGTTAAAGAAGGTGTTATCGATGTACTTAAACCAAAGTTCTCATCTATTCTTCTTCCTATTACCTCACTGTTGGCCGAAATAACCGTTGAATGCATTTGTGCCATGTTATACCTCCTTAATTTTTTCTATCAATCGCAATCTAGTTGTGGTTCCGTCTTGCGCATGGTCAATCCCTATAATATAGAATGATTTATATCTATATATTTCACCCTCATCCCAAGACTTATAATGACCACCCTCCTTAAACCTACCAAATTGTCCAACATTCTGTAACTGCAATCTGACTTCAACCTCGTCTAAAAGAGTTACTTGACTTGTTTCTGTATAATCAAAAGGTATGTCTAAGTAACACCTTGCCTTTGGATCTTTTAATTCTGCTAGTTTATTGTCTAATGTAGCTTGTTTTTCATCAGGACTGGTAAGCATTTCATAGTTCTCTAAAGAATATATCTTAGAACCGTAATTTAATATAGATGTGTAGTCCCTTGCTAGTATCCCTGAATTATCTCCATCAGGTAATAGAGTAAAGTATGTTCTATAGAAGTCACCACCTGTTTGTGAATACCTCACCGACTGACCAGCAAAAGTATACCCAGTACCCTCATTAACTTCACATGCTATTGTTTTATAATCAGTAAGATAATCACACGTAATCCTCACAACCTCTGCGTATTCAGTTCCCTCTAGAGTTATGTCTTGTAATAGTTCCATGTCTATACCGTCTTCTCTTAAAGCAGTAGTAGCATGAACAGCAATAACCAACCCCTTTAGAGTAGTATTATTTGGAAACATATAACCAGTAGAACCAACAAATATGGCGAAAGAAAAAGAAGTAGCATACGGTTCTACATAAAATGTAAATGAACCATCAGTGCTTGTGTTGCTATCAAATATAATAAGATTACGCACTAGCTGAACACCTGAAGTATATCCAGTAAGATTTAATATATTATTCTTATCGTAATCATCTAGTATCAATACCATTAATATCTCCTTAGTGGTGTATATTAACTACCCCTGAATGCAATACAGTGCCACCAGGATTAGTCCAATATAAAGTATAGTTACCGCTGCTAAGACCCATATCACTAAAATAAACAAAATTCTTTCCTTGTCCTCCTGCAGGAAATCCACCCTTTGGCGTGGTATAAACTGTTCCAACAGTTGTAACACCACTTTTCCAAGTAAGTGTTACCGCCTCATCATCACTTTGATCCCACGTCACAGTTAAAATCGCACTGTTATATGTATCCCACGGAATAGCATAAGCTGATACATTTGTTACAGTTGTCACTCTATTCTCCTAACGCAAACCCAGAGCCAAATAGCTGGGTGTATTGTGTAAAAATTTCTGAGCTTGTCTTTACAACATCAGAAATTTTCATTCCGTGATAATATATTACTCCAAGATCATCTGTTTTAATTGTAAAATCTAATGTAGCACCATTGCTTTTTTCCATCTGATTAAACCCACAACCAGCAATCTTTTCTCTACTAGAATCAGCAGACACATACCCAAGTTCAGCAATATATGCTATCTGTATTAGTTTCCCATTTATATAAAACGTTAGATATTTTTCTGTAGTATCAACTGTTATAGCAATATAACTTATAAACTCTTCGCCTAAAGTATATCCTATAGGCTCGTTAGTAATTTCAGATATGTAATACCCATACCCAAAAGAAAATGCTGTTGTGCCTGTAACATAGTTTACATCACCATTTTCATCAACCATAAAACCCTCAAACTTATGACCTGAACCTGTCTCGTTAGCAAACCCTAAATTATCATTAGCATCATAAGTCCATACAAACAACGGATAATACTTATACGTGGTAAACCCATATGTTATATCTTTAATAGGAAGTCTGTTTATTTTAGAAGATACCATCATCTCTATTGTATAGCTTCCTAAACCTGAGAATATATCAGTCTCAGCTCTGTACCAGTTATTAGCTGCATATCCAAAAACTCCTGGAGCCCAGTAATCATCAACCGTATTATCAATACTTAAGGTATTCCCATTACCTGTCTGGTCAACTATAGACGTTCCTGTACCACCATCATAATCAGTTGCATCCATAGAATACAAGGCTATACAATCGGAGTCATCTTGAAAGTTTTCTTTATCAACAATAGTAGCCCCAAAGTAAGTAAAGAATAAATCGTTTCCTCTTGTAAGACCAGCTATACCCCCACCGTCGGTAGCTATAGTATTCATCATAGCTAATAAACTATCGCTATAAGGAGTTACATCATCATATATAATTTCTTTCCTTAGGAATCCGCCTAATGAATTAATTCCTAATTCTGGATAATAATTATCAAATATATCTTTTACATACTGTATTATGGATTGCCCGCTTGTTCTCTTAACTCTACTCGTAATGTTTTCTAAAATATAATGATCTCTTAACATATCCAATTTAGAGTTTACAAGCATCTCACATATGAAACCGTCTTTATATTTAGGTTCTAAAGTAAGTACACCATCGATTAAAGGAAGACGTTCTATCTCTTCACCATCTGCAATAGATTCTTCATACTCATAAAACTCATAAAACCTTAGTCTACTGTGATACATATAGTATGTTTTTACCCCTGTACTGTCAGTCCATAGTGAATCAACAGTTCCTTGTGGATTAAACGAACCTAACTCGTTAGTAAATCTTAGTGTAGTAGATGTCTGCTCAAACTTTCCTTCAAGTTTTTGGTCATCTAAATCAACTGATACTCCACTGACTCTCTCTACAAATAAAGAAGTAACATCTTGCCACTCAGGTTCCCACACTAATCCGTCTACAAGATTATCTTGGTTACCAACTCGTCGCTTAATCTCTACTCTAAATACTTTTTGGTTAGTTCTAGTTAACAACTTTACTCTCCACTAAACTTATTTCAGCAATACCTTTGGTCTTATTGCCGTATTGATTTCTACCATAAGACCCACTAGCAACAACATAATGTATATCATCTATAGATAATGTGTTATCAATATCAGAACCTGTATCAGGACAAGGGAAAAAATCATATATCCCACCGTTAATTTCTATTGATTTTAAGAAGGCAGACTCATCAGCATCAGGTCTCATAATAGTCATGCTAGAATTGTATTGAGCCTGTCGTCTATTCTTAACCATAGTTCCATTATAATCTTCATACGTAGATGCTTTAGGGTCAGTTACTTGTTCACTATAGTTTATAACCTTACCCTTAATTATTTTTGCTTCTCTTTGACCTATGTACAATTCACCAATATATTTTTCTTGGTCTGGTGTCTGTGTAGCAGTAAGAGTTACTCTAATATATCTACCATGATTAGCGCTCTCCACTTCTATTCTTTCACCAGCAGCAGTAAGTACTAAAGAACCATCGTCTAATTGTACATACTCAACACCTGTTAACGCATCTGTATACCAATGTATACTAGATAAAGTATTAGTTGTGAACGAATACAAGGTAGACCATGTAGCATTATCATCACTTACTTCTATTGACCCTGATTTAGCGTTTATCTTTAGTAACTTAATAGCAGTTATATAGTTTATACCGCCCATATCAAAGGTAATATAAACTGAAGTAGTATCATCATCAGCCCCTGTTGTGTATAAGAGACGGTCAGACCTGTGATCGTATATTAATTTCTTATCTACCTCATACCAATTAACAGCTGGTAACAAAGTTAATGTAAAGTTAGTATTGACATTTAAGTCAGCGTAATTTGATTGACAAAATTCTGGTTGAAATGTCATATTATACTCCCATCTCAGAAATTAAGAAGTTTTGATTATTGATTGCTTTAGTCAATATCCTTAATTCTGTATCACCGATTATCATAGTACCCTTTTCTTTTGCTATCTGTCCTATGGCAGATAGTTTAGAAGATATTGTAGCCAGCATGCCTGTTGTATCTCCTACAGATGACCCAGCCCTTATATCGGCTGCTTGAGATGCGGGTATAATCATCTCACCTTTATGTATATTTGCTACCATATCTCTAGGAACATAATCAGTTCCAGTGGCAAAACTACCATCTGCTTGCATTGGACCTTCAGCCCCTCCTGATCCCAGACGAAGCATTGTTTTTATAAGGCTGCCAACTCCTGGGAGAAAAAAATCTATAAAGAATGCAATAATTTCAGTAGCTAAGAAGTCAGCTATCTTCTTATATATTAAATCCAGAATAGTTTCCCATAATGTTTTAAAAAATTTGGTTAAGGTAACAGCATTCTTATCCCTGTCCTTCTTGGCTTGTCTCTCAGCCTCGTCTATATCTCTTTGTCTTTTCTTATCCAAATCAGCCAAGTCATCTTGTAACTGTTTATAAGCTGCCCTACGCTCTTCAAAAGATGTAAATACTTTAGTGTTATAATCCTCTAATAAATCTTCTCTTTTTAAATTTGAAGCTAAATCTATATCCGCTAGGTCTTCCCCTAACTTCTCGTTTATCTTATCTTTTTCTGTGTTTGTGAATAACTCAAAAAACATATCAGACATTGCCTCACCTAGTTTTTTTCTTATATCTAAAACATCAACTAAAAAATCTTTAAACCTTGTTTTAACATCATCAAAATAAGTAAGCAACGTTGGAGGAGCGTCTGCTTTTCCTCCCTTTCCGTTAACCCCCTCGAATAGAGTATTCTTTAACTCAGCATAAGAACCTTTAAACTCTTTAATATATTTTATAAACGATTCGGAACCATCCTTTAAATGTTCTGTTAAGTTTCCTATGAATGCATCCATAGGTGTATTAGTTGTAACGCCAGGATTATCAGTCTCAAATTTAGCTAAAGTAACTTGCAATGCTTGTAACTTTTTATTTGTAGCTTCTATTTCTTTAGGGGTAAGTGGCTCATACTTTCTTTCTGTTATTCCAAATATAGCCCCCCAATCTTCCCATGCCCAACCGCTTTTTACTTTTCCTTGTGATAGAGCATTATTAAGGGTCTTTATTTTATTTTCAATGTCAGCCTTCTTCATTATCTTTTGAAATTTTTCTATTCCTCCAGATGCCATAACAATAGCTACATAAAATATACCAAGAGAAACAGATAAACTAAGTATCCCAGCCATTAATCCACCAGCAGCCAACACTGATAATGCGCCAGCTATACCGTATATAACGCCCTTAACCATAGAAACCGTCTTAAATAGAGCTAGAACTATAACTAAATCAAACAATACGTTTGAGAAGTCTTTTAGTTTCTTCATATCCATGGCTTCAATAGCAGCGGCTATACCATTCCAAAATCCGTGTATCTTTTCTGAAATCTTATAAGTATTATCTTCTAAAATATCGTTAACTGATTTTAGCTTCTTTAGAATTATTTTAAAGGAATCAGCAAAGGCTAATCTCTGTATATTCTCTACCGTAGTAGAAATAGCAGACCCTATAGCAGCCCATGTCATTTTAAACTTTAAAGAAGCTTCATCAAATCCTTTTAAATAACTAGCTAGTTTTTCTAAGAAATTTCCGTCCTTCTTCCATTGAGCTGTTATATCTCTCCATGTAGGACCCAACTGAGCCTTTAAGAACAAAGATAAAGTTGTACCTTGTCTTGCTAGTCCCTCCATAACTGCGCGCATTTCTTGCGCATACTGTATATTCTGATTAGGCATACCAGCAGTTAATACAGCAATAGTATTAACAATAGTCTTAAATCCTTTTATCTGTTTTGCATTATTTAAATCTAAGAAAACTCCCTGCTTCTGTAGCTCTCTATTAACTAATGACATCTGATGTCTATTAGCCAACGTATCTTTATTTATTTCTATTAATGTTAACTGAAGATCGTGGGCATATTTGTAAGATTGCTGAAACGCACCAGCAAGGTCATCAGTACCTTTTCTAGCAACGAAGGATGTAACTAGAGCAGCACTCTGTGCTACGTCCATATTGAACTTCTCAACCGCTTTAAAACTCTGCATGAACGTCTGCTTAACAGCATTAATAGCAGCTCGATAAGCATAAAGCCTAATTATAGCTCCCACAATACTGCCGCTAAGTAGATTAGTAGAGCCAGCATACCTTGAACTAGCTCTAGAAGCCCCACCCATGGTATTGCTAAACTGACTGAATTTAGTAAGCATTCTATTCATAGAGCCTACTAATTGGGTAGTATCCCCTCTAAATTTTACTGTTACACTATCGGTCAATCCTGCCATACCCATATTATTTTCCTTTTTGAACTATATTAGTAATGTTCTCCAACAAAGCTATATTCTCTGGAGATTTCTCATCTGTATCAACAGGATCAGACATCTCCATTTCTTCCTCAGCTAAAATAGCGTTCAGTCCCTCGTAACCCTTTTTGCTGCCCGCTATCTTTAACTTAGTATCCAATTCTAGCGCTTCCGCTTTTCTTAGATATTTTAATGTGTAATATACCTCTTTAAACGTAAACGTCAGAATCTCTTGTGGAGACATCTTCAATTGGTGACATAACTTAAAAACTATTTCGTTCCATTCAATCTCTGGAGCACCTACTTCTTCTGAGTCTGTACTCCCTTGTCGTTTTTTGGGTTAGGTCTTGAATCTTCGATTGTTAACATCAAAGCTTCTCCTAAAACATTTAAAGTTTCTATATCCAGCAACGACCTAAAGACATCAATACTGTCATTAAACTCGTCCTTCTCTACTAACAAATCCCATCCTACCTGTGTAGCCCATGTAGCAGGTTGATTCTGCATATTTTCCATAAGCTGTTCCATGGATTGTCCTCTTTTTTCATACTCAATCATTTTTGCTAAATCAAAACGACTTAGCGTCAATTCTTTAGTTACTTCGCCAATAGTTAACTTAAATGTATTACCTACTGGTTGACTTACTAGTTCATATAATTTTGCCATTTTTTCTCTCCTTATGTAAGTTCTTGAATAGTATCATAACGCTTGAACGCATAGCCCAAATCGTTATCAAACATGACTTTAATTGATAAATCTACATTGGCCCATTCTTTAGCAGCCATTCCTGCAGGTACTGAGTTCATTTTAACTCTTGGAAACCTGTCCATAACAAACTCTCCATTTGACTTCTTCTGTGAAACTAACCACATATCAAACTCAACTGGAACTGGATTTTCACCAAATGAATATTCATTGTAACCCTCGTTAGGTTTACGAACATCAAAGAAAGCTACATCGCCTGCAGTCATTCCAATAGTTCCTGATCCTCCTGTTAATGCAAATCCTACAGCAGGAACATTAACAGTATCTCCTGTTACAACAGTTAAAGCAGCAGTAGTAATCTTTAATGTATCAGTAGTAAAAACTTCATCAGTTCCTCTAGTGAAATCATTATCAGTAACAGCATATACATCAACAGCTGCAGCAGCAGATGTGCTACAAGTTATCATGTATCTACCTTCTTTTAAATTAGCTACTCCATTTCCTGAAGATGTTGATAAAGCAATTGATGCAATACCAGTAGTAGCATTTGAAACAGAAGTTCCGTAATCATTAGTTAAAGTTGTAATATTACCACTAACTTCAGCAGCTTCGCTTGTGCTAACTGTGTAACCAGCAATAGTATACAAAAACGGTTTAAACTCAGAAATAGTCAACGCAATATCATTACTGATATTACCGTCTGACGAATCCCAAGCACTAGGATTACTACCACCATAAAGGTCGATTTGTTCACGTTCCATAGTCGGGTCATACGTCTGAACAACTTTTACCATACCGTAAGGCAACTTAGTTGTCTTATTAACAGCAGTCATTGACGTTATACCAAAACTTGTTCTTGGTTTATTTAGTGCCATGATTTTTCTCCTTTCTTAAATTATCTTTTCTTGAGTCAAAGTGGGCTTCCACTTTTTATCAATACCAGAATATTTTTTACCCTTTTCGAATTTGAGGTGTACATCATTATGATGTATCTCAAAACTGTGTTTAGCCACGAAAGAAGGAATATTCTTTGTTTCCTTAATAGAGCTAGATTTTTCCATTCTGTCCTCCTTACTAAAACGCAAACGTTACATTAAATGCTATAGAAGCTATATCATAAACTGTACCGGCTGCTGTTTCTAAAAGCTTAGAATCCATTTTACTGATTTCTGGATTTAAATCCTGAAATGTTTTAACGATTTTCTCTTGTACTAATTCTAGTAAGACACGATTCATTCTAGCTTTAATTTTCCCAACATTACCTTCCCCTGTATCCAATATAAAACAAGTTAGTCTTATAGGATATGTAAGTGAATGAGCATAACCAGTACTACTAGCTGCTCCAATCACAGGGTCTCCTCCAACAAACTGAAAAAACGACATAGGATACGGTGGTATGTCAGACATACTCCAAGTGTAATAAGAATCACAATTAAAGCCTCCTAACAGATAGTCACTTTTTTCTTTATCAATAGCGTACATATAATCGTTAAGGTTCTCTTTCATAAGAGTCTCTAGTTCACCCATAAATGTTTCTAAATCATACTTAGTAACCACCTTTTTTACCTCCAGATATAATATAATCGTTTAGGGTATTAACCCATCTTTCCTGTCTATTAGTTCCTATCGGATTTAATTGAACAGGGTTTCTAGAAGGAACCTGCGTTCCTCCAAGACCAGGGTGACCATCAGCATTCCATTTAGCTTTAGGATTTGTTGTACCTATAGTTAATTGGTTACCAGTAATCTGTTCTACCCTCTCACTTGAATCTCCTGAATCAGTTAATGAATCCATTAACTGCCCACTATCCACTAAAATAGGGTATAACCCTCCAGTTATGGAGTTCCTCTTATACCTTGCAGACATTCCAAGAGGATTATAATCATCGAAAAATGGGGTTTTCCCATTTCCGTACTGACTAAAGATTTCCTCCGTGTTAGTAGCAAAAAAATCTGCACCTAATTTTTGTAATGCCGGACCAAGTGATAGCGAACTTTTTTTAATTTCTCTTAACTTTTTAACTAGTAAAGATGATACTCCTTTAGTGGCACCACCAGAGATGAATCTAAATAAGTCTGTTTCAAAATCTAAGTCTTTTACACGAAGAACTTGTACATTACTTTCCTTAGAAGTAACCGTTACTATTTTTTCAGAGTAATCTACAACTATTCTAGGAATTCCAAATTCACCTGCTCTTGCAATAGCTGCATTAGCTTTACCTGTAGACAACCATCCCTTTGACTCCCACAATTTAATACGTGTTAAGTATTTCCTTTCATAAGCTGGGTTTTCACCCCTACCTATTAACTGGGTTACCATTGGGCAGTCTCCTTTGTTGCTTCAGCAGTAATATCGTTAGCAGCTGTGTAGCTGTAAGAATTTACTGTAGAAGCAGCGGCTGTATTCAACAATCTGAAACTACCATCTCTTATTTGATCTAGTTTTTTCTGAAAGCCACTATGACTAATCCCCCTCGGTACGAGAGCTTGATTAACAGAAATATTGACTCTATTCTTTCCTAGAACAAAATTTACTTCGTCCCTGACATATTCAACACATAAATTCTTAAGTATTAAAAGGTCAGTCGCATCAGTAACTGGTACTACATATTCTTGAGCTACAGCAGAATATATCAAAGCAGTTGCCTGATCAATCCAACCTTCAACAACATCTTTAGATGGTTTAGTACTAGCGGACAGTACTACTCCTTGATAGAAAGCATCTAAATCAGTAGTTAGACAAAGCCTTGTATATGCCATTTTTAGTACCCCGCTCCTTGAGTAATCACAGTAGCGCTAACTGTTGTAGCAGTACTTAAAACTGTAGTAACTCTAGCTCGTATATAAGTATACGGAGCAGTGATTCCTACATTATAAGATGATGTACTAGCGCTTGATGTACTATCAATAGTTACATAACTCCCTGTAGAGGTAGCTGCTGTAGTACCATCAATAATAACAACTTGAGCAGCAGTATTACCTGTTACTACTACTGAAACATTACTCTTCTCAGTTTTAGCATAGGATAATGCAGTTCCAGTGTTTACACCAGCTGATGAACCAGCTGCAACTGTTAACAATGTATAATTCGCGTTCATTAAAACCATAATGGTCTCCTTTCTTATTGATACTTTGGTCCTTTACGTACGTAACCGTACATATTACTTTTAGTTCGTCCTGCATACATTAAATAAGATGGTACCATGACTTGTATACCTTTTCCGTAAAGATAAGGAATCCAAAAATCAACACACGCTGTTTGATTATTATATTCATCTTCGTCAAAAGATGCCCATATTTCAATACCATAAATATTCAACGTATCAATCTTCTTAAAACCTAAAGCCTCTTGTGCAGCCACATATGCTAAAACATGTGCGATTGTACTTGTAAAAAATGTTCCAGGAATAAGAGAAGTAGTTACGTCTTTTGGAAATGTTTCCATAGTACGAACATTATTCCCTTTAGAATCTACTAACGTCTCAGCAAAAGACCCAATAATTTGGGTATCTGTAGCTTCGCGCAAGTACTTCATGTACTCCTCTTGGGGTATGCCATCAGTTACGCATTCATTTAACATAGCTTTCCAGCCATCCATAATGAATAACTTATCCATTTTATGCCCATATGCCCAAGAATGATTCACTCCCCATATTTCTCCATAAGGCGGTATAACTAAACCAGACGGTGCTCTGCCCATAAAATTTACTACTCGTAAATCAGACCTAACAACATCAGTTTGTGCAACCACTCCAGGAACCTTATAAGGGTGAATAATCGGCTTCTTTACTTCTTTAGATTTTTGTTCATTTAATATAGGTTTTTTAGTCATTTAAACTCCTTTAACCTCTTCTATTGCTCCACGATCAAGCAGTTGCTCAATCTGGCTTGCGCTACTTTCAAAAGGTTGCCCTATTGAAAACCCTTTAATATTTGCTTTCACAATATATTTCTTGTCAGTAACAACAACTTCTTCTACTTCCATATCTCGATGGTGTCTTTTTTTCTTGGCCACTGGTGTTTTCCTTTCAGATGCCTTTAACGCTTTAGCTTCATCTTCCTTAGGGGATTCTGTAGCCTTCCTGTCAACAAGCTGCACCTTATCCTCTTTAGCCTCAATAATCTCTTTATCTTGGACTTCTTTACTAGTATCGGGTAGTAAAGATTCAAGTTTAGTTCTCGTTGCGTTCTGAGGGAAATCAATGTTTAACCCAACCAATTTTTCTTTAAGTTCATATAATTCTAATTTTTTCATCCTGTACTCCTTACGCTACTACAGCGTCTATATAATAAGCTGCTGTTACGTCTAATAAAACATCATCATATTCTTCTTCCATTCTTACGAACTTAGAATATTTAGGGTCTGTATTATCATACGAATCTACTTCAGCATCATCTAAAACAAAACTGTAACCCAAAGAACGTTGAAATTCTTGTGGTTGTGGATCTTGGTTAACATATGCCAATAGCATACCTTTACCCCATACTTCAGTTAGACTTGAAGTTGCTCCTTTAATAGCAGTTTCATATTGAACGTCACCAACTATTAGTTTTTCTAAACCGAATGCTTTTGCTACTTCAGCTTCTGTAAGTGATCTAACTGGAACTGTTCCATCTGGAGCAATACCGTTAGTTTTCTTGATTTGTGGGTGGTCTTGTATAATTTCAAATACCTCAATACCCATAATCCCAACATTAGCTTTCATGTGAGCTGCACTTCTGATTGTCTGTTTAGCCGTTCTTACATCACCAATTGGGTCAGAATTAACAAAATCACTCCACTGGTCTGCACCTGATAAAGTAACATTATTAGTAATGTTTGATGTACTAAATAAAGCATCTGCTATTGCATACTCTTTACCCATTAACACTGCGCTTCTTAACATTTTAGTAAACATGATTTCAGCGTCCCTCATGCCCGCTCTCCAATCACTATTACTGAACTTAAGACCATCGTCTTTTGTAACCATAATCTTCAATGAATGCTTCTCTGTGTGCCAAGCATCTGCCTTAGTTAATTGAACGTTAATTTCTGGAGATTTTGTTCTTCCCACTATAACGTCATGATAAACTTTCAAAAATTCTTGTGATGTAGTTCCAGAATTGATAACCTGACCGTCTTTTGATCCAACACTAATTGTTGGTAAAATCATGTCATGTATAAAACTCTGATCTTTTGGCATATAGCCACGGAATAAGTTCGTTAGGACTTCATCCGGCATAATTGCAATATTATTACCCATTTTTATTCTCCTTTCTTATTTTAAGTTGATTGACCCGTTAAAGTCGCAACAACGATTATATCACCAGCTGCAGTAGATACGTCTTTTGCTTTAGCATAAAACATTCCACCAGCTGTACTTAACTTACCTGCTCCGCCTGTTGAGGCTGCTAGGTTTGCACCAATAGTAACTGCACCTGTAGCAATAGCGAGAAATGAATCCCCTGTTCCTAAAACACCACAGTCAGCTTCTTCTCCAGCTCCTGGAGTATTCTGCAAAATGAACACGTTCATTCCAGGTTCATTTTGTGCAACAGCAGAAATTTTAACGTGATTTACATCACTCTGATATACGAAATTGTATTGTTTAGATGCCAATGTGCCAGTTGTCAAAAAGGTAACTGTATCACATGGATTCTGTAGTGGTAAACTTGGTATAGCCATTATTTATCTCCTTTCTTCTTATTGTTTTCTCTTATAGACGTAAGAGCCGATTCATACGTTACTTTGTTTTCTGCAGCGTATGCTTTAACTTCTTTATCTTCTTTTTGCGCATCTGTTATTTCTGACTCATCTTCATTAGCGCTTGAGCCTGTTTGTTCGAATTTTGCAATAGCTGGCATCTTTTCTGCTAATTCCTTAGCTGCAGTATACCCTATAGCATCGAATGCTAGTTTGTTTACCTCATTGGTAGCTTGAGTAGCTTTACCCTCAGTAATTAAGCTTGCAAGAAGGCGTTCTACGTTCTCACTTTCCTGTGCTTCATTATGATCTGCTAATACTTTCTCAGCATTAACCTTTGCTTCTAGAGACTCTTTAACTGATTTTTCCATTTCTGGAATACGAGCAGCATCAACTATTAGTTGTGCAACATCACAATCAAAATTGTCCTTTAAAGCAGCGAACATTTCTTTCTTATCCATAACTTTTTCTCCTTTCATTAATTTATTTAACAAACGGGTTGAACCCGCATTATTAACATCTTTACCACCAAACGCAGTGCTCATTTTTGGAGCGTCCACGGCTCCCATAGATGAATTATAGAACACTTTACCGTAAGTTCCATCTTTTATATGACCATCAAAATTTCCTATGAACGACTGTACCTTATTAGTAAAAACATCCGATTCTTTAGGTTCCGATAGTACATCATCTACTAAATTCATTTCTTTGCTTTTTGTAGCATCTAAAAACGTATCTTTCTTCATCATGCTCTTTAATGAGTCAAACTCATTACCAGTATTATCAGATAAGTGTTGAATCAACTTATCATTAATCTCTTGAGCGCTTTTTAAATCTTCTTCAATCTCAGAAACTTTACCATAAGTAAAGGTTGAAACTTCATGAATCATCGTTCTTGAATTCTCACCTATATATCGTTTATTTCCTGCTGACAATAAGACTGCACCACAAGAGTCAGCTTCTCCCAAACATATTGTGTTAACGTTTGATTTAAGGCCTTTCATTGCATCTAAAATAGCGAATAAAGAAAATACCTCACCTCCCCAGGAATTAATAACTATATTAACATCCTCACTATTTTTAGCATCTAGTTTCATCATATTTTTAATTAATGTTTCAGAAGTTTCTTGATTGAAGTTATCAAACAAGAATAACGTTCTTTGCGCATCAAAATCAGATAAACTAATTGTCATTTTCGTCCTCCTTTACTCTAGTATTTTGTATCTGAGACTTTAAGCCTCTCATATGACCAGCGAAACTAATAAAGTCCCCTGTTCCTTTAAAAAATCCATCGACTTCTTCCTGTTGTGCTTCGGCATAGTAAAATATACCTCTACGTCCTACTCTATCGACTTCTAAGGGAAACCCCTTTGTTTTTAGATATGCTGCACATGCTAAGTCGCGTGTGTAAAATTTACCTTGTTTGTTAATTTCATTGCTCATTTTGTACTCCTATTTGCCTTCATCTGGCGATTCTGCTGGTTTTTTCTGTTTATCAGGATTCTCCTTATCTTGGTCATCCTGATCTTCTTTATAGTCAGGAGTCTCATTTATATCTCTAATAGATGTATCGTCAATATCTGGTAGATTAAGATCATCTCTGACTCTTTTTTCCAGCCTATCATCTGGCTGTATAATTTTAGATGTCACATATCCTCTCATTACTTCCATCATCGCTCTGGCATCTTTTCTGGCAATACCTGTCACTAACATATCTAGTCTCTCTTCTGGTTCACCAAAGTTGAGTACATAATATGAATGTGTTAAAGGATCAATTTTACTAGCAATATACTTACCAATAAATAAAAGGCTGTTTAAGAACATTTCCATCTGTCCCTCGTTCTGTGCGTTACCACCAGACTTCTGAGTACCGATTGCGAGGAATCCTGCTAGTATGGAGTCCAGAATACCCATATCTTCACGTTTAATGGATGTATCCACCGCTTCTGAGTTATATTCACCTTTTTCTATCATAAAGCCATCTTCTTTCAATCTCTCGTCTAAAATGACGAATGCTTGCTCATGTGACGTATATGACTCTCCAACTGCTTTAACAGCAGCAAGTTCTGTATCATCTAAAATCATACTCTTAGGAAGGAAGAATATCGGAGTTCCAACAGACATTTTTTCCTGACCTATCATATCTAATCTTAAATAAAGGTCTTTTCTAATATAATTACCATATGCGGCTCTTAGTACAGAAATTCCCTCAAAGTTGTCTCCTTCTTTCTCATTTGTGAAAATCATCAGCTCATCGCCTTTTATTGTCACATCATTCTTTCCATATGCTTTTTGAAGTATACTTACAACCTCAGCATCTTTTACATCCCATTTATCTATTGTGCTCTGTTTCAAGAATCCCAAACTCTTTAAAGTTACTACCGAACCTAATTTAACGTCTTCAACTACGTGTGAGTACGGTTCGAAGATAGAAAACCCCATTGGCAGGAATGACAGTATCTCATGAAGCATTTCGCTCCATTTCTGTGTTCCCCAGTTATTTAGCAGTTGATTCTTAAAATACGCCTGTTCTATCTGTTTTTCGTCTTTATCGTCTTTTGGGGAATATTTGAACGTTCCAGACTTAATAGGAGTCATTAGAACGTTTAACAGCCGTTTTATCTGATAATCAGACCTACGCATCTTATCATATATTGGATAGGAGGCTGCTGGTGTAGTAAGTGCACCAAGATACTCCTCATATATACGACCGCTCACAAATTTCGTTCCCGGATTACTCGCTCTATTATTAGTGTACTTACTCGCCTCAGCCTGATTTGTTTCTTTTGTTTTCTCTACCATTTTAATACTCCAATGCGTAAACGTGAGTTTTAGCTTCAACTATCGGAACCAGCGTACTTTGTGTACTGGAACTCTTAGTTCTCGCGCTTCCTTTAGATACAAAAAGAATTTTACCACCAATTTGCTTATTTCTTATATAGTTACCTATAATAGCAGCTTCTGCCGTATCTGGTGAATATCCTAATTCTTTCTTGAAGGTCTTTTTATCCTGTATCTTAATAAACTTCTCTTCTACGTAATATTTAAGAGAAAGTGTCTGTTTCTGTAACTCTGGGTCATCACATAGATCAATATTGCCATTTTGTATATCCATTCTCCAAAGCCAGTGAGCTTCGGCTCTTTTATTTCTAAAAACAAAATGTTCCATCCCATCTGGATGTGACGTTGGTGATTCCGAAGATTTAAAAACTTCTATATAAATTCTATCCTGTGCGAGCAAGTCTATAAGGGCGGCACCGAGACCTATGCCATCAGCTGCCACATTATACATTCTCATACGATAATCCTTAATTCTTTCCTTAACTATCTCTTTTAGTGGTATACACGTGTCAAATTTATACCGTTCTATCCATAAAAGCCTATGATCGTCAAAAAACGCCAAAGTTGAGTAATCGTTACCTTCTCTAGCCACATCGATGCCTAAAAACGTTGGTTGGCAGTCCATCTTGTCAATTTCGACTTTACACTCCTTATACCACGCAAATTGGACCAATTGGTTCGGATCTCCGCCATATTCCCAGTTTC